CGTTGACCAGATGAAGTTTTTGATCAAGGCAGCATCGATCCCTGCGGCAACAGTTGGTACTATTGAAGTACCATACCGTGGTCGCCAACTAAAAATCGCGGGCGACCGTACATTTGAAGCATGGGAACTAACTGTAATCAACACAAACGATTTTGCTCTAAGAAATGCATTCGAAGCATGGAGTGAAATTGTCAATGGTCTTGCGTCCAACGAATCTGCTGTATCTCTTGATGACTACTATCAAGACTGGACAGTTAAGCAACTCGACCGTTCGGGTAAGGTTGCAGAAACATACAACTTCGTCGGTTGCTATCCCGAATCTGTTGGTGCAATTGACCTATCACACGAATCAGGCGACACCATTGAAGAATTCCCTGTGACCCTTCAGTATCAGTACTGGACACACACGGGCGTAACTAGCCGCTAAATAACCGTGAGTTAGTAACTTTTATATTATGATGGAGAACGTATGAAGCTCTTTGGTTTTGAACTAAAAAAATCATCTAGTCAAGAAGCAGATGAAAAGATCATCAAGCCGGTTACCGCGCAAGATGATGTCATGGCAGAATCCGATGTTGTTATATCGGGTGGTAGATTTGGCACGCCCTATGAAATCGACGCTTCACGTGAAAACGAAGGGCAGCTAATAAACAGATATCGGTCAATGCTTGTCCACCAAGAAGTGGATGACGCAGTGACCGATGTTTGCAATGAGGCAATCGTTTATAACGAAGACCGTCAACCAGTTTCGATTGATCTTAGCATGGTTAAGATCAGTGATGATGTTAAGAATAAAATTTCTGATGCATTCGAAGATGTACTAGATTTGCTTAACTTCTCATCAGACGGTCATGATTTGTTCAAGCGGTGGTATGTAGATGGTCGCATCTGCTACCACATTAGTATTGACAAAGATAATCCTGATCGTGGTATCCTTGACATGCGCCGCCTTGACCCGCGACGTTTGAAGAAGATAACCAAGATTGAAGAAGACGAAGACAAAGAGACAAAAGCCAAGTATGTAAAGAAGATTGAATCTATCTACACATACGACCAGTCTCTGCAAATGAAGAACGGTGCTGCAACAGTCAACATGACAGCATCGCCCGCAATGGCAGGAACATCAACTGGTAACATCATGCTACCAAAAGATTCAGTCCTGCATGTTACTTCTGGTCTTTTTGATTCGAAGTCAAACCGTGTTGTTGGTCACTTGCACAAGGCAGTTCGACCACTCAACCAGTTGAAGATGATGGAAGATTCGCTAGTGATCTATCGTTTCTCCCGCGCACCTGAGCGAAGAGTATTTTACATCGACGTTGGTGCGTTGCCATCAAGCAAAGCAGCACAATACGTGCGTGAGCAGATGAATAAATACCGTCGTAAGCTCATCTACGATGCTGATAGTGGAACGATTGATAGTGATGGTAAGCACATGACCATTACTGATGACTTCTGGTTCCCACGTAGAGAAGGTGGTCGTGGTACAGAAGTTACCTCACTACCGGGCGGTCAGAACTTGGGTGACATCGAAGACGTACAGTACTTCAAAGAGAAACTATACAAGTCACTCAACGTACCAATCTCACGATTGCAACCTGAAAACGGTATGTCATTGGGCAGAGCATCAGAGATTACCCGTGATGAAGTTAAGTTTGCACGATTTGTTGATGTGCTACGAAACAAGTTTGCTGAACTGTTTCTTCAAGCATTGCGTGTGCAGCTAGTCCTAACCAAAGTCATCACCTTGGCAGACTGGCAGAAGATTCGTGGAAAGATCAACTTCAGCTTTGCGAACGATTCATTCTTCACACAGCTAAAAGAGATTGACATCCTACAAGAACAGCTACGTGCGGTAGGCGATGTCAAAGAATATGTCGGGGTCTACTACTCACATCAATACGTGCAGAAAAAGATTCTAGGCATGACCGATACAGAAATCCTTCAAATGCGTGAGCAGATTGAAGCCGAAAAGAACGACTCATTCTATAGTCAAAACGAAGACGATAGGTATTAACAAAGGAACACTACCATGAACATCAACGAACAAATTGTAGACCAACTTATGAATGCCGTGGAAAACGGTTCACCACTCGACTTTGCAGAAGCACTTGATACTGCACTCAAAAGCAAAGCAGCAGACTCTATCGATGCTCGCCGCGAAGAGCTAGCTTCTGGTATCCACGAAGCACGCAAGTGTGACGAAGAAGAAGAAGAAGAAGAGGAAGACGAAGACTACGATAAAGAGCTAGAAGAAGCTCTTGATGCTGTCGGTAAAGAAGACGGTGACGTTGACAACGATGGCGACGAAGACGAAAGCGATGAGTATCTAAAGAACCGTCGTGAAAAGATTAGCAAGTCAGTCGAGGAAGCACAGGAAGACGAAGAAGAAGTAGAAGAAGAAGACGAAGAAGACGAAGAAGAAGTAGAAGAATCTGCAAAGCGTGGACCGTCGATCAAGGGTAAAGTACAATGGGATAAGGGTCGCCCTGCTGGTGCAAAAGATGAAGAGAACGAAGATGATGGCAAGCACAAAGGTGTAAAGCGCGGTCCATCGATCAAGGGTAAGGTTGATTTTTCTAAGGGTCGCCCTGCTGGATAAGAAAGAAACACAATGCCAAATCCAAAACAAGCACTACGAAAAGCAGAACAAGTTCTTGCCGAATCAAGCATGAAGGGCATGAAGAAGGTAAAGTCTGTCAAGGCAAAAGATGGCGGTACGTTTGAAGTATACGAGCGACCGCCTAAGTCTGGACAAGACCGATACAAGATGTTCCATGTCTTTGACAATGGTAAAACTCTTGACTTGGGTACACACCCATCAGCAGATGGTGCGTTGAAGTTTGCTAAGAATCAAGGCATTACCGAATCCACAGACGAGCATATTGCAGCAATGAATAAGCTACGTCTTGCTAACAAGAACAAGTGGTGGAATTATTCATCGCCTGATGGTTCGGTTAAGGCAAAGGGATACAACACTTGGGTTCAGCGAATTGAAGTCACAAAAAATGGCAAGACATATAAAGCAAGCACAACAATGGACGCGCCTGTTTCTAAATTCAAAGCAGAACTAAAGCAGATTCTAGAAGCTCGATACGACGATGCCGGGTATGATGTCAAAGACCGTTGGGACGGAGAAAAGCCAAGAGCAACAGGTCGTGACTATTTCGGTCGAAAGATGAAAGCGGAACCATATCCGGTCTTCTTCAATAACAAAGCGGAAGCTGAAAAGTATGCCAAAAAGGTCAAATCCAAAGTGCATAAACAAGGCAACAATGAATTCGTTGTTCTTGTAAAAGAAGCAAAAGAAACTGCTATCGATCTAGCCCGTCGTGTTGCAAAAAACCACCAGCATGAAAAGGGTCTTGACGCAACCACAGCAAACGTCATCATGCAAGTCTACAACGCAGTCAGTGATGCGAACAAGGCAAAAATGGAAAAGCTATCCGTTAAACAACTAGCAAGCATTGCATTCAAACTGGTAAAGTAATTATGGCAAAACTGACCAAACAACAAGCAGGCAAAAAAGAGAAGATCGTCAAAGCGATGAAACGCAACAAGGGCGACTTCGAAAAGCAATACGGCGATGACGCTAAGAGTGTCATGTACGCTACTGCTACTAAGCTCGCAAAGAAAGAGTCTGTTGAGTTTGCTGTCAAGTTTGATGAATCTATTCCTGCATACGAGTTTGCAGACAAGCTACGTGACTACAAGATTTCTAAAAACGATTCATTCTTCACAGAGACTGATGGCTCGACTACTATCATGTTCGAATCAAAGATTGACAATGATGATTTCATCAACTGGTTATGTGAGAAGCACGAAGGTGTAGGCGTTACTCTTGCATACGAAGACTTCCTACCAATCCCATCAAACCAGATTACCGGTGAAAACGCAATGACGTTTGACCGGTTTTCTCGCATTGCAACTTCTGTTGACTATGATGTGTTCTTTGCAGAAGAGTGTATTGAAGAAGCAGAAGATGCATACAAAAAGACACGTGCATACAAGAAGATGGACGGTGATAAGAAAGAAGCTGTTGACTACTTCATGCAGCAAGTAGAGAAGCATGGTCTTGACAAGATTGCCAAGGTCACCAAAGACACCACTGTTCGCTATCAAGTCTCGGCACAAGAGCTAAATAAATTTCTGGAAGATGTGTTCTTTGTTGAAGACGTTGAGTACATCTACTCTTTCTCTGA